CAATATGGCAAGGTTATATATACCTTATTGTCCCCGTCCTCATCAATAAATTCTTCCATTGTACCCTTATGAAAAACCTTAACTGGTTTTTGTTTACGTTTCTTGTAAACTCTTTTACCCTTTTTATCTATGTAACTTTTTGCCATGTTAAAACTCCTTACAGATTCTGTAAAACTTTAATAACTAAACCCTACCCAAACCTCTACCGCACCCTTCAAATAATAAAAATTATTACCACTAACGTGCGCTGTTTCGTATTTTCTTTCATGCCTATCATAATCCAAACGCTCATAAATAGTTTTGGAATCTACTTTCTTTTTGAATAGTTCACCTTTTCTAATATCTTTTATTTTAATTTTAAACACTACCTCATCATCAATTTCTTGTGACTCAATAACTTCTCTATAACCTAAATGATTATCTATCATTATTTAATACCTCTATCAATGTTTAAAATTCTTACAGAACTATATGGTTCATGAATTGCCGTAGCTATTAAATCTCGAGAGTTTTTAGCGTGAAGGATTCTAAGACCATAAGAATCAGCGACATACTCTTTGATGTTTGCTACAGTATTTTTTAATTCTCTGTTATCGGCTCGCAGATTCTCTACTGTTTCAAACAGTCTAGAATTTTCTGAGTCAATGCTTACCAATAATTTAATAAGTGTTTCCTTATCAAGTAGCGGTAAATTCAATTCGTTTATATCCATTTTCTAATACCTCTATCAGTTTTAAAAATTCCTTACAGATTCTGTAAGTCCTTAGGGTTTCTTTAACCCTTTATAGAGCACTCTTTAAAATGCCCTATAAGGGGTTAAAGAGACGCTATAAGCGCCTCGATAACCTTTACCCTATACACTACTTACCATTTTTATTTGCGTTCTTTTTAGCGTCCGTTTCGGCATTGTCACGCGCTTGTAAAATTAGTTGCGCTTTTCGCAATAAGTCCTCGGCTTCAGCGCGTTCCTTAGGCGATAGAGTCGAGCACTTTGAAAGCTTATCGCTCACCGCTCCTATTTGTTTTGCGAGACTGCCGGCTTTAATATCGCGTTGTCGTGTTTGAGTAGGTGCCGAAACTTCAAAACCCTTACCTTCTAAACGTGCGAGAGTAACCTTTTTATCAGTGTTGTCCATGAGTAAAGAGCGCATTGCGTTTACCTTTTCAGGGTACTTTTCCCCGTCGAGCTTTGCAGTAATAGGATTCAGGAAAGTTTCGAGGTTACCCTGACTATACGCAATGCGAACGTTTTTTCCGGCTATGTTAGAAGTGTTTTGAAATCTCGTAACCGCTGATAGATAGTCGTTAGTGCTTTTCTTGAAATCTTCGAGTGTCAATTCTTTTACTTTATTAGTCATTTTAAAAATCCTCATATTTAATTAGTTTTTTTCATCATGGCATGAACCTACAAGAATTAGATAACAAAAATAAAATAGAGTCAACCAATGCAGATTCTGTAATGGCTTTTTTATAGCTTTTTTCTATATCGTGTTTTCATAAAGAAACTTCAAAAAGTTATAAAGAAACCCTCAAAACTGGCACGAAATATGCTAGAGAATAGTAGTTATAAGGGTATAATAAAATAGAATATAAGGGTAGTTTTTGGGAAAATGCGATGCTCGAGAAGGCATCAAAGAGGCGCTCTAAGAGGCGCTATTCTGAAAGCGCTATAACGACCCTAGTAAACTATTTACGTTGATTTAAGGGTTTTGGCACGACGTTTGCTATAGCATAAATCATGCCAAGTTATAAGCTATTTTAAAAGGTTTTAGAGTTGGGAGATTATTGAATAACCCTATAGTTTCTAAGGTTATTATTTTAAAATTGTAGTTTTTTAGAAACTCTAGAGACTTCACAGATTCTGTAAACTTGGAAGGATTATTCTGGAGTTTCTAGAGTTTCTAGAGTCTCGCAAAAGTCTCGGCTATAAAAACCCTATAAACTCTAGGGTTATTCTGTTGTGCGTCGCAGCATAGCTTACAGAATCTGTAAAAAAACTCTAGAGTATGGGCAGGAACCACCCTACACCCCCCACCCATATAACTAAATCACGTACATTTTTAGAAGTTTTAGAATGTCAAGTAGTACAGAGGCTCTCTAATAGACCCCAGAAATGCTTAACGCCTCTAATAGGGGGTAAAAATGCTTAACGCCTCTAATAGGGGGTCATAATGCTTAACGCTCTCTACTAGGGGGAGGATTGTTTAGGCAAGACGCAGAATATCTTCGTAAGCCTTAATAGCCTTAGTATGGGATTGAGGTAAGAGTGGAGGATGGGACTCCAGAAGCTCTGAAGTGCTTGCAATGAGAGGAGTTTTAGGCGGGGTTTCAGAGTAACCACGGATTCCAGCTACTCTTTGAGGTTTCATTTCTTCTTTAAAACCTCTTATACCTGCTACTTCTTGCTTATCGTTAAAAGCAGCGTGGTAATCGTTCCGTATAGGAGGTTTTGTTTTTAAATCGTGTGGTGTTTCCATAATTTTGATCGGGATTCTAGAGTACACTAGGTATATGTTTAAACCTCGGTGGTGTTACCCCACATTATAGGGTCGTATTTTACATTTGTCAAGCTTTTTTTTCACTAACTACTTGACAGATCCGAAATACAGACCTATAATAGATAGATATGAATAAGAATAACAAACAATTAACAACTAAACAGCAGAGTTTTCTTGATAACTTGATGCTAACAGGGGGTGATCCTAAAAAGTCTGCGGAGCTTGCAGGTTATTCTAGTCACTGGCAAGTAGTGAAAGCACTAAAATCAGAAATTATAGACATGGCTTCAAACATTCTTGCTCAGTCTGCACCGCAAGCAGCTCAAAAGTTAGTAGATGTAATGGAATCTAACGAACCCATACCTCAAGCTAACATGAGAGTACAAGCAGCCCAAACTATCCTAGACCGTGTAGGCTTAGGAAAGAAAGATACCCTTGATGTAAAGCATGAAGTATCAGGAGGAGTGTTTATACTACCAGCAAAAGAGGAGATAATCATTGAGGCCGAAGCTCGGTAAAACTCCTTTTGGATATAAACCAAGTACAGAAGACTCCAAGGAACTCGAAGAGGTTCCAGAAGAGTTGGAAGCACTGGATAAGATTCAATCACTGTTGGCTGATAGATCCATATCATTACGAGATGGAGCAGCATGGATTACCTATAAAACAGGGCGCACCATTAGTCATCAAGGATTAAAAAATGTCATCAGAGAACGATACAACAACTCCAAAGGAGTTAGCACATGATTGGGAAATGTTTCCAGAGAAATATGCTACAGATGCTTCAGGATGTTTTATACTTAAAAAGGATGGAACGCCTCGTAAAAAGTCTGGCAGGGCAAAGGGTTCAAAAGGCCGAGGATACAACTATAGCTCGGCAACAAAAGCTCGTATGTCAGCCGAGCGTTCTGTTAGAAATAAGCGAAGAAGGGTGGAAGCTGTCGAATCAAAACTGCAACGGCAGAAAGCTTCACTAAAAAACTCTACAGCCCTTTTAAACAAACTCGATAATAAAAGAACCAATCGAGTTGCAACAACAGATGTTATTGATAATTCTTCTACAGTAGTCAAAGAAGAAGTTAATAATAACATTTTGTTTAAGCCCAATGACGGGCCACAAACAGAATTTTTAGCTGCGCCAGAAATAGATGTACTCTACGGTGGAGCAGCAGGGGGAGGAAAGTCTTACGCGATGTTAGTAGACCCTTTGAGGTACGCACACCGTGCGGCTCATCGGGCTTTAATACTCAGACGTTCCATGCCCGAATTACGAGAACTTATAGACAAGTCCCGTGAGTTATACCCACAGGCATTTCAAGGCTGTAAGTTTCGAGAGGTAGAAAAACTTTGGAATTTTCCAAGTGGTGCAAAAGTAGAGTTCGGCTTTCTAGAACGCGATGCCGATGTTTACCGCTACCAAGGCCAAGCCTACTCATGGATAGGGTTTGATGAAATCACTCACCTACCAACAGAGTTTGCTTGGAACTACTTAGCATCACGGTTGCGTACAACGGACTCAGAGATCACACCATATCTTCGTTGTACAGCCAACCCCGGAGGTGTAGGCGCACATTGGGTAAAGAAGCGGTATCTCAGTCCTGCACCACCCAACGATTCTTTTGAGGGAGCTGATGGCTTAACTCGAAAGTTTATTCCAGCAAGACTTGAAGATAATCCATATCTTTCAACAGATGGACGTTATCAACAAATGCTGGAAGCCTTGCCAGATGTACAACGAAGACAGCTTCTGGAAGGTAACTGGGAAATTACAGAAGGCGCAGCCTTTACAGAGTTTGAGTTAGGAAAACATGTTATTACTCCATTTGATATACCAATCGGATGGGAACGAGTAAAAGGAATTGACTACGGTTATGCTTCAGAAAGTGCTTGCATTTGGGGAGCAGTTGATCCAACAGATGGTACATTAGTTATATATAGAGAACTATACCGTAAAAATTTAACAGGCGAAGATTTAGCTACTATGATTACACGTATGGAAGTTCAAGACCCATATAGTGTTCAAGGTGTACTAGATACTTCAGCTTGGGCAAGAACAGGAACTACAGGGCCAACAGTAGGAGAAACTCTACAACGTGCAGGTCATAAGCTCCGTAGAGCAGATAAGAATCGTGTCCAAGGAAAAATTCAAATTCACGAATATCTTAAAGTACAGC